AACAATATCTTTTTTAAGTGTTGCGATTTCACTCATCGTCTTCCCTTTCTACGTTTTTTGCAAGGTCTGCGAGTAAACCCTGTACTATATCAAAGCCTCTTATGATCCCGCATGCATGCATATATTGGGCATGTTCTTCGGCTCTCCCCATTGCTAAGTCTTCTACAAATACTTCGCGTTCTTCTGCTATTTTATTTGTGATAACTCTGATTTCATCTAACGTCATTTAGTCTCCTTATTAATTTTTACTGCTTCTACTCCAAGTTTAGTACCTTCCATAAATTCTCTAGAAGTTATTTCTTTTTCTTTGAGAGCTACGTCGGCACCAACTTTTACCCCAGCTATTCTTTCTTGAGAATCTAATTTCATTTTTTCAAGTTCAAGTTTAGCCTTATCGAGTTCTGTATCATCAGCTAATTTCTTGGCTTTTGCTTGTGCTTCCATTTGTTTAATTTGAAGTTCAAGTTGTTGCATTTGAATTACTGGATCTTGAGCCTGTTGCATAGCTTGTTGTTTTGCAATTTCAGCTTGATTATTTGCTAATAATTGTTGGCCAGCACGAGCTACAAGTCTAGAGATTTCAACTTCAACATCTTCTGGTAATACTTCATTTGGTTTTGGTAATGGAACACCAAGTTGTTTTTCAATTTGATTTCTATATTCAAATGCTAAGTGTTCTGCAATATGAGCTTCAATTGCAGCTGTAATTTGTACAGCTTTTGGGCTTTGTCCTACTAACTGAGCTAATTTTGGATCATCTTTAAATGCCATATGAGTTTCAATATGAGCTTGATGGTCTTGGTATATAAATGCTTTTACAGGTTCACCATTAATTAGATTCATATTTTCACTTACAGGATCTGTTGGTTTAATATCATCTTTATTAGGTATAAGTTTTTCTGCATTTTTAACTCCTAATACTTCTAACATTTGACGATTAAGTTCAGGTAAGTCATAAATATCTGGATTAGCTTGAGCTAATTGCATTACTGCTTGATATTGCACAACTTTTTGTGACATAGTTGCAGCATTAGGATCAGATACGGGAATAACTTCAACCATATCATAATCACTACGTTTAGCTTCTCTTGAACCTGTTGCTGGTTCATATGCGTAGTCTGCAGGAGTATAGTCTTTTATGATAGTTTTAAGCAACTTAAATTCTTGCTTCATTGCATAGTGAATGCGACTTTGTACTGCAGACATTACTTTCAGTGTACGTTCTAGAATTGCAAGTGTTGTACCAACAGGTGCTTGAGCAGACATATCTGAAACTTTTAAATCAGCTGCTGAGGCAAAGCGTCTGCCTTCTTCAATAATCTGATTCATTAATTGATTAAGAACTTGTGATGGTTCTTTGTAAGGGAGTGGTAAAATATTATCTCGAATAGTTCCAGAAGGAACATCAACATCACGGAACTCTGCTGGTGCGATTGGTGTATCATCACCTTTAATGCGCAGACCTCTAGATTTAAAACCACCTGGGAGATTAGATAATGTACCCGCGTCTACCAATTGTCTTAATATCATTGTGCCTGACTTTGCAAACGAACCTATTAAGTGAATTAAACCAAAACAGTAAAAGCCAAATCCTGGCACATATCCATAATGCACAAAGTGTTGACGTTTTTGTTTAGTGTCATCATCTGGGTTCCAGTTACGTCTAATTGAAAGAATCGTGGACGTTGATTTTTCAATGGTTACTACATAAGGTAATGCAATACCTGTTTGTTCTCCATCTTGTTCATCTTCATAACCTTCTAAGTCAAGGTCAACATGCATTTCAAGAATTTTCCAGCGACTATCTGTAGTAGCACTGAAACCCATCTTCTCTGCAATTTTTTTCTCAACTTCATCTAAGTCATAAGTAGGTTCACCTAAATCAACATCTTTATAAAACCCTGCGACTTGTAGTTTGCGTAATTCGTTTTGTGTCTTACGCATGACATGAGTGACACGCTCTGTAGACTCCAAGTCTGAAGCACCGTATGGCACTACGATGTCTTCAGCTGGAACATACATAGAGACTTGTCGCTCTAAACTTGGATCATAATAAACTTTTTTGAATGCATTACCTGCTAAACCTAAACCCCATAACATTCTTTCATGTTCAGGTCTATATTCAACCATACGTTCAGTAAGTTGATAATTCATATTTTCTTGTACGCGAGCAGATGCTTCTATATTTTCTTTTGTTTCTTTTCCAATAATTTTAGTTTTAACTGGGCCAGCTGCTGGGAAAGTTTCAGTCATAGTTTCAGCTTGGAATTTAACAAGAGCTTCTGTCATAAGTGGGTGGTATACATTACATGCGCCTTCCCATGGTTCACTTCTATCTTCTAGTTTAAGACCTAAAAGCTCTAAGCCATCAACATAAGTATCTAGCCAATCTTTACGAGAACTTACATCACCTTCAAAGTCTTCAATAAGGTCACTTGCTAAGTCTTCTAGTATGCTGTCTTCCATGTCTTCTGCTAAGTTTTTATTAAACTCATCATCGTCCATAGCATCTGGGTCTATTTCTAGTTCAATTCCTCCTGCCCTGATTGTAACTTCTTCTGGGTCTTCTATTTCAATTTCTATATCAGGTTCCATTTCTGCTAACTCTTCCATACCTTGAGGAGCAGCGTACAGTCCTTTATCTATATTGTTATCTTGTGCCATAATTTTTCCTTATACTGCGTATAGTCTTTTTCCTGAACTTCTAAAATATGGAATATCATCTTCTTCATCAGAAGGTAATTTAATAAATCCACCTTGTCTAAATCTAGCTAACGCTAAAGTTGTTGCATCAACTAAATCATCATTTGCACCTGATGGGAAGTCATTACATTCTTCAATAACTTCGTGTGCCCATCTATGATCGGGTGCCCATACAATTCCTGAGCTAAATAAATCTGATACTGCATTGACTCGACTGATTTTGTCCTGCCCCTTTCCTGGTGTAAATTCTCCAACGGGAATACCCATTCTTCTGAACTCTTGGTAGAGTGCAGCCCCATTAGATTTTTTTTCTACAATAAATGCGTCAGGTTCCCAATCTCTATATTCATCTATGCAAAGTTGCTTTAACTCAGGGAATTCTAATCTTTTCTTTATTGCATTAAGTAATATTATATTATAATTATTAGTTTCTTCGTTAAAAAATACGCCCCACGTAGTTAAAGCATTATAGTCAGCTCGCGTATTAGCCTCTTGTGCAGCATCGAGTGTCATTATAATAAATTCACATGACGGAGGTTTTTCTTCTTCCCATATATTCCACCATTCTCTTTTTATTAAAGCACCTTCTTCAGACACAGGGTTTTGTAAATATTGAGCATTCCAATATCTTATATCTAATGCAGCACGTCTTGACTTTAATTCTTCTAATGGCCAAAACTCAGGCCATAATGGTATTTCTTCTCCATTCTGTTCTAAGATAGCTGGAAACTCTACTACTTCCCATGGGTCAACATCTTCATTTTTAACCATCTGATTAACAATCTGTCCTGTTAAGTCCAGCTTTGACCACCGAGTCATCACAACTATAATCGCTCCGCCCGGCATAAGTCGTTGTAAAGGACCAGATTGGAACCACTCCCAAGCTGGTAGAAACACGTCAGGTTTTCCGAGTTTGGCATCTTGCTCTGAATGGGGGTCATCAATAATAAACAAGTCAGCACCACGACCGGCAAGAGCGCCACCGACACCAATAGCGAAGTATTCCCCATTATAGTTTGTACCCCAGCGAGAAGCAGATTTACTATCGGCTTGCAGCTCAACTTTAGGGAAAATATCTTTGTACGCGTCGGAGCCCACCAAGTTTCTAACACGTCGACCAAAATTAACAGCCAAATCAGCAGTGTGTGAAGCCATAATAACTTTTTTTGCTGGGTGTTTGCCCAAAAACCAAGCAGGAGCGAGGTAAGAGATAAGCTCCGACTTCCCGTGTCGCGGAGCAATATTAACAATAACTCTTTTTCTTTTGCCTTCTGCAATTTCTTCAAATAATTTAGCCAATTTCGCATGGTGTGCCCCTACTTTATAGTCAGGATAGACATGTTTAATAAATTCAAGGAAAGTTTTACCCCCAGCTTCTTTGACTAATTCTGCTTTATACTTAGTTAATAGCTCTAAGTTACGTCTTCTCTCAGATTCTGACATATGAGGTAGAGCTTTTTCTAATATAGTCAAATCTTTTGGACTAATCATCGTCTAAAATCTCATGTTCACCATCAATAACTTTACCTTTAAGTTCTTCAATGGTCTTTAATAACTCTTCTTCTAATTCTTTACCTGATTTTGTAATGTGTGTGACCTCAGTTCTACGCTTAAACGCATCAACACCATCAATCTCACCTAATTTAATCAGTGCTTGTAGTCTATCTTTAGCATTCTTAGCTGTTTCTGCCTCTTGAACAAGGCGATTGACAATATGTAACTTATAATCTGACAGTTCGTTGACTAGCATACAATTAGTTTGCGCCACGAGGCCTGCTAAGTAGGCCATTGTTTCATTAGGATAGTTGCCAAACTCTACTTTTTTAGTTGGGTCTTTCATAATCTCTATAGCTAACTCTTCAGCATCAGCCTGATTGTCTGCGTCAGGCTCAATTTCCTCTCCCATAATATCTGATAGTTCTTTTATAGTATTAGCTCGGTATTGTATTTCTTCATTCGATGTCAAATCAAGATTACCAACATTTCTTGCTGGTTTAGGTATAGGAATATCGTTCTCTATATTAGGGATTATTTGAATTTCTTGCGTTGTATCTTGTATTGTATCATCTAGCATGTGTCGCTGTTACACCTTATGGATAGTTTTTTGCAGCAATTTGGAACTTAGTATATAATAAAGAACATACAATTACAATATAGAGAGGCAAAATATAAACTTATGAACCTAAAAATCGTTGACGACGCATTACCTGACGTTTATAACATCTTAAAACATATTCGATCTTACCCATATTCTTATGGTGAAAAAGACAATGCTTTTCACCTTCCTACTGGAATGACGCATCAACTATCAGAGTCAGACTTTATTTATGCCCGAGTTACTAATATTAGTATAGACACTTTTGAAGAGTTGCAAGACTTAACTGTTACTCGTGCTTATATTAATTATTTTGCACCTAGTGAGTCTTCTTACTATCATATTGACGGTTCAACAGGCTATACCGTGTTATTTTATATTAATGAAGACCAGATTGTTGATGAAGGGGGCGAAACTCAATTCTATAATTCTGCCAATCATACTACTTTTGGTGTTCTGCCTAAACCTGGTCGCATGGTTTTATCTGATGCTAGCCTGCTACACAGGGCCACCCCATTTAAAACGAAATCTAGATTTACAATCGCAGTAAAATTTAACTAACTAAGCTCAAACAAAGCAAACCTAGTAAGCCCAATCCCGTCAGGGTATGAAAAATAATATATAAAGTGTCCATTTTTAAAGCTTTCTTTTTCTTATCACGATGCCCTACATTGTGTCACACCTTATTTTTTTATGTGTTCTTGAGAATCATTCGCATTCCGAGTTTCCAAAAGTTTCAAATTTTTTGCAGAAAATTTTTTTCAAATGGCATTTATTTTGATGACGG